AACTCAAGACGACATTAATAGAGGAAGAGCTCCAGGCGGAGATAATCCAGTTGCAGGTATTGTTACAACAACAGCAACAACAAATATTGTAGGAACTGCAACGACGTTCACATATAAAGAGAACAGCAATTATTTGCAAATTCCACCATCAGTTATAGGAATTAATAAAATTTTTCATTTTGATGGAACAAATACTGTTACTAACAACATGTTTAGTGTTAAGTATCAGTTATTTCTCAATGACATATATTATTGGGGATCAACAGAACTACTTACATACGCAATGGTGAAAACATATCTAGAAGATATGGATTTCTTACTCACCACACAGAAACAAATTAGATTCAATCAAAGAATGGATAGATTGTATCTAGATATTGACTGGGGAAGCATGAGTGTGGGAGATTATTTGATTATAGATTGCTACAGAATACTCGATCCCAATGATTTTACTAGAGTTTGGAATGATTCTTTCTTAAAGCCTTACTTAACTTCTTTGATTAAACGTCAATGGGGACAAAATTTAATCAAGTTCCAAGGTGTAAAACTTCCAGGTGGTGTTGAACTCAATGGAAGACAAATTTACGATGACGCTCAGAAAGAGATTGATGCAATAATGGAAAAAATGTCCAACACATACGAGTTACCACCACTCGACATGATAGGATAAAAATATGCTTAACCCCTTTTTTCAGCAAGGTTCTAAAAGCGAACAAAATTTAATTCAAGATCTCATAAACGAACAACTTCGTATGTATGGAGTTGAAATTTATTATATTCCAAGAAAATATATTACAAAGAAAACAATAATTTCTGAGGTAATTCAATCTGAATTTGACAATGCTTATCCAATTGAAGCATATGTCGAAAATTATGAGGGATATGGTGGTGTTGGAACACTTTTATCTAAATTTGGTATACAAGAACTAGATGATCTGACTTTGATTATATCAAAAGAAAGATACGAAAATTACATAACTCCGTTAATACAAAATCTCCCAAATATAGAGTTAGCAACAAGGCCAAAAGAAGGGGATTTAGTCTATTTTCCCCTTGGAGATAAATTATTCGAAATAAAATATGTAGAACATGAAAAACCTTTTTATCAACTACAAAAAAATTATGTTTATGAACTGAGATGCGAACTCTTCAGGTATGAGGATGAACTCATTGATACTGGTGTTGGCGAAATTGACGATAGTACGATAGGTGATGATGAAGGAGGTGTGGGATATACCCAAACTCTTACGTTAGTTGGTACTGGAGTAACTGCTGAGGCTATTACATCAATTGTTAATGGAGGAGTTAGGTTTGTTAGCATCACCGATAGAGGCGAAGGTTACACATCTCCTCCAGTTGTAGCATTTTCATCGGCCCCATTTGGAGGAACTACTGCAGTTGGAATTTCCACATTGATTGATAATATTATTGATTGCAACGGAACAATCTCTTCAAAAGTTCAAGCAGTTTATATAACAAATCCCGGATCTGGTTATACCATTGCACCTTCAGTTTCTTTTACTGGCGGCGGCGGTGTTGGTGCTGCGGCAACTACAGGAATTGGTGATGGAGTTGTTGGAATTATTACAATCACGAACGCTGGATCTGGATACATTAGTGCTCCAACAGTTTCATTTACTGGAGCTCCAGGATCTGGAATAACTGCTATAGGAATAGCAACAGTTAGTGCTGGTGGAACTATTTCGGCAATTTATGTTACAAATTCTGGATTTGGTTATACTGTTGCACCAACAATTACAATTTCCTCTCCATATATTGGAGGAAGTGGAAACTTTATATTTAATGAACTTGTAACTGGTGGAACTAGTGGAACAACCGCAAGAGTTAAGACCTGGAACTCTGTAACAAACACTTTAGAAATTTCTATAATTTCCGGCACTTTCTTATCCGACGAAACTATTACTGGATCCGAATCTGGAGCAACATATAAAATCAGATCAGTTAATACAGACGATCTTAAGGATGGGTTCGCTCAAAATGATGAGATAGAACTAGAGGCAGATCAAATTATCGACTTTAGTGTTAGAAATCCATTTGGAATGCCATAAAGATAAATAGCCCAAATCAATCTTGTTAAATAGTTAAACAACTAAAATAATATGTTTGAATACTTTTACCACGAAATATTAAGAAGAACTGTTATTTCGTTTGGTTCTTTGTTTAATAATATATCGATTAAACATACAGACAGTTCCGATAATACTGTCAGTGTCGTAAAAGTTCCTTTGGCTTATGGACCAACTCAAAAATTCCTTGCTCGTTTAAATCAACAACCAGATCTAAACAAACCCGTTCAAATGACACTTCCAAGAATGTCATTTGAATTTATAGGTCTTTCCTATGATTCGAGTAGAAAAACAAATCAAAATCAAATTTTCTTAGCATCATTAAGATCAGATAAAACATCTGAGAAAAAAGCATATCTTCCAGTTCCTTATAATATGCAGTTTGAACTTGCTATTATGACAAAACTGAATGATGACATGCTTCAAATTGTAGAACAGATTTTGCCATATTTTCAACCATCATACAATATAACCGTAGATTTAGTAGAAACAATAGGGGAGAAAAGAGACATTCCAGTAGTCCTCGATAACATTTCTATGAGTGATGATTATGAGGGTGATTTTTCAACAAGAAGGGCTTTAATCTATATTTTAAGATTTACTGCAAAAACATATCTATTTGGACCAGTTCAGTCCGCAACTTCCGATATCATCAAGCGTGTCTCCATTGGTCTTGTTTCTGGAGACGAAACAAAAACTCCTACCAGAGATCTTACTTACAGCGTAACTCCAAGAGCTACAAAGAATTATACTGGAACTATAACTACAAACTTATCTGAAGATATTGATCTATCGCAAACTTTGATAGAAGTGGACGATGCATCATCTCTGCCAGTCAATTCATATTTTGTAATTGATAATGAGGAAATGTATATCAAGTCCAAGACTAATAATAAACTAACCGTTGAAAGGGGTTCAGACAGTACAACAATATCAAATCATGTTAAAGGTGCAGCTATTAAGAAAGTTACGACAACAGATAATGATCTAATAGAACTCGGAGATAATTTTGGATTTGATGGTACTCTTTCATGAAAATGACTAAAAAATTTGACGATCTAAATGATACCTTCAATATAGATGGAGAAATAGTTTCTAAAGAAACCGAAACTGTTTCTAAAATTGAAAGTATCAATTCTTCGATGGAAGACATCAAAAAAGATTATGAATACACTAGGGGAAATCTCTATAGTTTGATTGAAAAGGGACAAGAAGCAATTAATGGAATTCTTGAACTCGCCCAAGAAAGTGAGATGCCTCGTGCTTATGAAGTTGCAGGACAATTAATAAAAAATGTTGCTGATGCAACTGATAAATTAATGGATTTACAGAAGAAACTGAAGGAGGTTGAAGAAGAAAAGCAAGCAAAGGGGCCAACAAATGTTACAAATGCCCTGTTTGTTGGATCAACTGCTGAATTAGCAAAACTTCTAAAATCTCAACAATCGGAAGGAAATAAATAGAAAGAAGGAGAGAAATCCTAAAGTACAAAGGTTACTAATAAAATGTCAAAAGAGGACTTACCCTCGATTGAAGATCTAATTCAAAAAGATCTCCCATCAATCGATGAATTTTTAACAGAGGAAGTTGCAGAGGAATTACCCTCTGTTGAAGACTTTATCGAAAAAGAAGTAGTAGAATTAAAAGAAGAAACTCAAACTATTGAGGATTTGAATGGAGATAGTTTTGTAGAGATTAAAGACGTAATTTCTCCATTTCCAGAGTTAATTCGTTTAATTAATGATTTAAGAAAAGATATTCCAGAAATTCCTGAAATAAAGTATTATGATAAAGAACTTGAGAGTCTTTCAGAACAAATTATTCAAATAAAAAATGAAATACCTACTGTACCAGAAGTAAGGTATTATGATTTAGAAATAGAGGAAATATGCAGTCAAATAGATTCTGTAAAAGAATTTATTTCAAGTTCAATTTCAGATCTTCCTGAAATAAAATATTATGATACTCAAGTTGAAGAAATTGAGGAGAAAATAAAAAATATTAAAGATGAGATATCTTCCTTACCAGAGCCAAAATATTATGAAGAGGATTTAAAAACACTCAAAGAAGAAATTGCTAGAGTAAGATCGGAGATACCAACATTTCCAAAATGGGTTAATGAAGTCAATGAAGTACCTGATTTTTCTTGGATAGGAAAAACGTTTAGTGTTATTGATGATGACTTTATCAAAGTTCATGATAATATTAACACATTGAGGGAAGTTGTTGATTTTAACTTAAAAGAACTATCAGAAAATTTTGATAATAAGTTTTTTGAAAACAAAGTTGATTCCGAAACAAAATCTCAAGATTTAAAAAATAAAATACAAGAAGAAAAGGAAAAAATATGGAAAGAACTTAGAGAGACATCTCTAAAAATATGGGAATATCATAAAGAATTTAAAGATGATGATAGAAAATTAAAGAAACAAATTTCCAGCGAATACAATTTATTAAAACAAAGTTTAGATGAGAAACTAAAAAAATATAACTCAGATAGTGTTGAGACTGATAAACTCCTTTTAAAATATTTTGAAGATTTGCGAGAGCAAATTTCAAATCTGCCCGAAGTAAAATATTATGATGATGATCTTCGATACATTAGATCTGACATAAAAGAATTAAGAAGTCTTGTCAGAACTATTAAATCAGAACAAGAATCTATACAGGAATCTTTACAGGAAGGTCTTTTAAATGAACCTCCCACTGAAAAAGAATCGATAGGAAAAGATCCTGATCCATTAACACCAATGGATCAGAAATTTGCAACTCTAGATGATCTATCAAATCATTATCGGTTATTCATTAATAGAATTCAGCAGCAAATTTCCACAATTGGTGGTGGTGGAGCTGGATTTATCAAAGACCTAGATGATGTCGAATTCGATCAAACAACAGGTCAAGGAAAACTTTTAATTTACGATCAAGCAAATTCTAAGTGGGTTGGTATTGCAAGTACCTCATTAGGTGGTAGCAATACTTTAATTGGATTAAGTGACGTAAATTCTTCAAATTTGGGTGATGGTAGATTTTTAAGATATGACGCATCATCGAGTGAATTTACTTTTTCTCCTGTTTCTGCAACCAATCTAGAATTAATCGCTGGAGATATTCAATCTGGAATTTTAACAACAAATTCAACAAATCAAGCTACGGTCATATCTGTAAGCGCATCAATTTATAGATCTGTTAATTATCAGATTCAAGTTAGTGAAGGTTCAAACTTTAATATGACTACTATTAATGTAATACATGACGGATCAACTACATACATGACAGAATACGGAACTATAAACCAACCAGTTGGAATTGCGACTTTTTCTTCTGATATTAATAGTGGAGCACTGAGGCTTCTTGGTTATCCTTCAACAACTAGTCCAACCACATTCAAGGTAATTTTTACTGCGATAGAAGTATGAAGACATTTAAACAATTTCAAGAAGAGTGGTCTAATAAATATAAAAAGAGTATTGA